CCGGGCAGCTCCTGCCCCACCTGATTCTGGCTGGATTTGTTGTGCATTATCCAGCGTCAGATAAAAAACGTTTGACTGGTTAAGCTCTCCTTTTCTTCTGAATTCCCTTTTCAAAAGCCCCATCTCTTCCAGTGCCCTAATGTGACTTTTTACTGTCGATCTGCTCACCTCACACTGGTCAGCGACATGTTGATATGAAGGCCAGCATTCGCCATTATCATTGGCGTTATCGGCAAGTTTAATCAGAACCAGTTTTCTCAGTGGGTTGCCAACCTTTATATTCATGGCCTTAGCCATAAGATTCATGCTCATTTTGACTTCTCCGAAGTTTTGTACCTGTTAAGTATTTCTCTCAGTGGCACAGCTATTGCTGGATTAACCCCCTGATAAAACTGGTCACGTAGCACATCTTTTCGGTGATTAACGCGTTTATTTTCCTGCGTTTTTCGCATATAATTACCTCGCTGGATGTTGTTAAAATTCCATCTGGATTTGTTCAGAACGCTCGGTCTTGCACACCGGGCGTTTTTTATTGGTGAGTCCATCAAGCGCATACTTAAAAGCCCTGCTAATCGGACTGATGTCTGATGCCATTCCGAAAGCACACAAGACCGAAGCAATAAATCTCCAGTCCGTTCTGCTTATCTTCGATTCATGACAGCCAATCATCTTTGCCAGACCGCGCTGGGTAATCGCTGACAGGTTGATGAGTAAATCTGTTTCTGCGCGATCAACGTCGCGCTGTGATAGTTTGCTGTAACTTGTTCTTTCCATTTCTTAAGATTTCCAATAGTGAATAGTTAGTTGACTGGTATGCGTGGAAACGCATATGGCCTGAGTTGGTCAGATATCTTGGGGCTCGCTTTTCAGCGACGTAGGACGAATGTCCGTTGTTACAAAGAGCGGGGTTACTTATGCTGTTGTTTTTTTGTTACTCGGGAAGGGTTTTACTTCTTCCGCATAAACGCTTCCATCAGCGTTTATAGTTAAAAAAATCTTTCGGCCTGCATGAATGGCCTTGTTGATCGCACTTTGATACACGCCAAGATCTTTAGCCGTCTTGGTTTGACCAAAGCGCATTGCATAATCTTTCAGGGTTATGCGTTGTTCCATACAACCTCCTTAGTACATACAGTCATTATCACCGCCAGAGGTAAAATAGTCAACATCTGCGGTGTTAGATATTTATCCCCTGCGGTGATAGATTTAACGTATGAGCGCAAAAAAGAAACCGTTAACACAAGAGCAGCTTGAGGACGCACGTCGCCTTAAAGCCATTTATGAAAAAAAGAAAAATGAACTTGGCTTATCTCAGGAATCTGTTGCAGACAAGATGGGGATGGGGCAATCAGGTGTTGGTGCTTTATTTAATGGCATCAATGCATTAAATGCATCTAACGCCGCATTGCTTGCAAAAATACTCAACGTTAGCGTTGAAGAGTTTAGCCCTTCAATCGCCAAAGAAATTTACGAGATGTATGAAGCGGTTAGTATGCAGCCGTCACTTAGAAGTGAGTATGAGTACCCTGTTTTTTCTCACGTTCAGGCCGGTATGTTCTCTCCAGAACTTAGAGCCTTTACCAGAGGAGATGCGGAGAGATGGGTAAGCACAACCAAAAAAGCCAGTGACTCTGCATTCTGGCTTGAGGTTGAAGGCAATTCTATGACGGCTCCGGCTGGTTCTAAACCCAGCTTCCCTGATGGGATGTTAATTTTGGTTGACCCTGAACAGGCTGTTGAACCAGGTGATTTCTGCATAGCTCGACTTGGCGGTGATGAATTTACATTCAAGAAATTGATAAAAGACAGTGGACAGATATTTTTACAACCATTGAACCCACAGTTTCCGATAATTCCATGCAATGAGAGTTGTGTCGTTGTGGGAAGGGTTATCGCCAGTCAATGGCCTGAAGAGACGTTTGGGTGACACGAAATAAACGTCCGACAAGCACAGCAGCCAATACCTAAAAACAATATTTTGCCGAATATTCAGTTCGTTATAAAGGTTAAGCATTGAGTATACCAACTGTCTCTCTATGGAATGAGATGGGGTTAATCCCCCCAATAGACGAGGCTGATCCTACAAGCCATACTCGTTCCCCATACAAAATGGATATAGTACGCTTTGTTAGTACTTTTTCGCTTAGCCCTGCAAGGATTAAAATCCTTAAGGGTTTTCTTAACTTTCGTGTTTCACTCACTCAAGCAGGGCTAGTTGAAGGTTTTCAGTGGGTAGATGGAAGCTTCACAGAACATATTGAACTTATTGAAAAAAGGCCACCGAATGATGTCGATGTTGTGACCTTTTTTCAATTCAGTAATGGCGATAATGATGCAATCGTAATCGGTAGAAAGCCAGAGCTATTTGATCATGATTTTGTTAAGAAGGAGTTTTTCGTAGATTCCTACTTCCAAGAACTTAATCTACCAAGTCATGAGCTTGTTGAAATGACTGTATATTGGTACAGTATGTGGGCACATAGACGCGATCTGTCGTGGAAGGGATTTATCCAAATCCCGTTAAACCCACAACTTGATGTTGTGGCAATGACTATACTTAATTCGGCTACTACTGAGGGGGTCAAACAATGAATCGTAATGATTATGTTTTCGCTCTCAGTGAGCGCGAGCAAATAAGTAATCTATTAAAAAATATGCCAACAAGTCATTCTATTAGCCGAAAAAGCTTAGAAGACCGTCTGGAGAAAGTTGAGCGATTAATTTCACAAGCTGACGTTCGAGAACATGAACCTACGCATGCTGTGTTAACTTTTAGAGGCCCAACAGTAGTTGGCACGCATGGCATTTCAGCAGTATTTGGAACAAAAGCTATATCTTGTTTTAATGATGCAATAGCTTACTTGGCAACCTCTTTCAATGGCCCACTTCCTGCATCAGGCAAGATACCAAACATAGAAAATAATCATCTCATGATTACCGCGTCAGCCCGTGGTTCTTTCGGATTCGTACTTGAAGAGTTTAGACCTGATGCTCCTCTTGAATTCGATGAAGAAACCCCAGTAGCAAAAGCTATTAATAAGGCCAGAAAAATATTTCAGGCAAGCTTGGATAATGATGATGAAGAATTGTCTGATGCTATAGAAAACTTAGACTCTCGGGCCTTAGATAAAATCAGAGCATTCATTCATTATCTGCATGAAAATAAAACAGTTTTTACACTTAAAAGCCAAGGTTTTAGCATCGTTTTTAGAGAGCCAAAACAGCTTGAAGCTGTATATCAACATCTCAGCAATGATAACATTCAGCAGGAAAAAATTATTGAGAACGTTATATTTTTGGGAACTCTTCCTAACAAGCGCCAATGTGAATTTATAGTTTTAGGTAACACTGATATCAGAACCGCTAGCATTGACAAAGCTGTAGATGACCCAGATATTATAAACAAGCACTTAGGAAGCGTTGCAACAGCCACGTTCCTGAAAAAAACTGTTGGTAAGGGCAAGCCCAGATACACTCTGGTTTCTCGACCTCAATGGGATATTAAATCAATCGATTAGAATGAGCCCCTTCAGCCCGGCCTCCGCGCCGGGTTTTCTTTTACCATCAGCCCGTCAAAAACACACCTAACGAATTGTATTTATTGAATAAATATAAATCACACTTATCACATTGCGCAATTCAGCTCCTACACATCCAGACTAGCTCTGCAAAACTTTAAAAAAATAAATCAATAGTAAAAACATGCACATAACCATTTGCGGTAATATTTTATCTCTAGCGGTGTTGACGAAAATACCTCCGGCGGTGATACTAAACACATCAGCAGGACGCTGGAAGCTAAATGGAACAGACTGGCAGGCTCTTTAAACAACGTCGACTCTCGACTACGTGGCTGAAAAGCCAGATCACCCAACCACATAAGCTGTGGGATGCAATGCCGAAGCAACCGTCTCAGGAGGAGCTTCGAGATTGCATCACCAAAGTTTATTCGGGAGGAATCTATGTCCAGAAAAACAGAATTTAAAGGCACCTCAGCTTCTCGTCGTAGAGCTCGTCGCGCAAACCTGCAAAGTCAGGAGGCGATTAGCTCCGACAAGCTACACAGACCAACCCCCTCTCGAGTGGTCTTGCAATGCAAGCGCAAACCAGCAATGAGAGCAGAAGTAATAACACTGACAACGTTGACCAGAAAATATGAAGGCTCAACTTGTCTTCCAAATGTAGCTCTTTACGCGGCAGGCTACCGGAAATCCAAACAACTGACAGCAAGATGACTTGTGTTGGTCGCCAGAAAATGAAATTAGGCAGCAAACCACTTATTTGAGAGGAATTAATATGTCATCAATCCGCTTAACTACGAGAATGAAAGAGAAAATCGCTCGTAACGCTTTAATTAAATCTGGGGTTTTCACTGAGCTTGAAGAAGTAACAAAGTTAAAGAACCAGCTTGCACTTGACGCCAGAGTTGTTGCGTTTGGCGGTAAAAAGAAAACTGAGGAAGTGGATCAGTTATCATCCAAGTTAATGGCTATAAGCGAAGAACTTGAAAAGCTGGGATGTTCATTTTACTCATGCGATGCCCGTTCAACTTCAATTTATCTGACTGTATCTGGCAGAAGGGTTAGCTGGTATTCATATGGGAAAGACGGCAACGGCGAAGATATATTGCTCCCTACTCCGACCAAAGATAAATGCATGTTTAGCGCAGAACACGAAATAACAAAAAGGTTTGATGAAATCTGCGCATTGCAACAAAAACTTGAAGCCAAGAAAAAGGATATCGAATCAAATGTATGGGCTGCTTTGAACTCAGTCACAACAGTTAAGCGACTTATTGAAGTTTGGCCTGAAAGCAAAGAGTTGCTACCAAAAGAAGCAGATAAAGCAAGTACAGCACTTCCTGCTTTACGGGTAGAAGATTTGAATAAGATGATTGGACTTCCTTCCGAGGTCGCATAATCGTCCTTTATTTTTGGCATAAACAACAGAATAAACACTGCACTGTGTATTCATTCCAACGAGTGAATACACGGAGCAATGTCGCTCGTAACCAAACAGGAGCCGACTTGTTCTGATTATTGGAAATCTTCTTTGCCCTCCAGTGTGAGGGCCTTTTTATATGCATACCAATAACGCTTCACTCGAGGCGTTTTTCGTTATGTATAAATAAGGAGCACACCATGCAATATGCCATTGCAGGGTGGCCTGTTGCTGGCTGCCCTTCCGAATCTTTACTTGAACGAATCACCCGTAAATTACGTGACGGATGGAAACGCCTTATCGACATACTTAATCAGCCAGGAGTCCCAAAGAATGGATAAAACACTTATGGCTATCCAGACTAAATTCACTATCGCCGCTTTTATTGGCGATGAAAAGATGTTTCGTGAGGCCGTCGAAGCCTACAGAAAATGGAGGTCAAAATGATTCCGGTAGAACTGGCGAAAACTCCAGAGTTAAGTCGATTAAAAAGAGAATATCACATTGCTGAGGCTCGTTACTGGCGTAAAGCGGGAGATAAATCAAAGAAACAACTTTGCTTATGGCAGGCACAAAGAGAGCGCATGAATGAGCGTGAGTTTCTTTCCTCCCCATCCGAATTACCATTCTGAGGCAAATTATGGGAACTGCGACATTAATACTCGGTGAATCTGGCACCGGAAAATCAACCAGCATGAGAAATATCAATCCAGAGGAAGCAATACTTATAAAACCAATAGGCAAGCCGCTTCCATTTAAATCAAAAGACTGGCTGGCATGGGATGCCAGAGCAAAAAAAGGAACCGTAGTTACCACTGACAAATGGGACGTAATAGTTGCCGTAATTAAGCGTGCTCACGAATACGGGAAAAGAATCGTTATTGTTGATGACTTCCAGTATGTGATGAGCAATGAGTTTATGCGCCGCTCAGAAGAAAAATCGTTTGATAAATTCACTGAGATAGGCCGCCACGCATGGGAGGTGATTAAGGCTGCACAGGATGCACCTGATGACCTGAGAGTCTATTTTCTCGCACACACCGAAGAAACCCCTATGGGGCGTGTGAAAATGAAGACTATCGGCAAAATGCTGGACGAGAAAATCACTGTCGAAGGCATGTTTACTATAGTTCTTCGCACCCTTACCCGCGATGACCAGTTCTTTTTCACCACGAAAAACAACGGTGCAGACACTGTTAAATCCCCAATAGGAATGTTTGATTCCAATGAGATTGATAACGATCTCTCTTTCGTCGATGCCACTGTTTGTGATTACTACGGCATCAATAATGTTCATCAAATTAAGGAAAACGCCGCATGAGCAACGTGATTTTTACTTATAACGAAGAAGCAGCACTGACCGCAGGGCAAGGTGGTTTTATTAACGAAACTGGCGCCCATATCATTACCATTACTGAAGCAGAACTAAAGAAATCAGAAAAAGGAGCCAAATTTATTGAGTTTTCTGGAGAATCCGACGACGGACGTAAAATCCAGTATCTTAGCGTTTGTGTTCAGAAAAATGACGGAACGGAAAACAAATTTGGCGCAAATGTCGTTCACGCCATGATGGGGTGTGCCGGGATTGGACAATTAACACAGCATATGGTTTCCGCCAGTAAATTTGTTGCACCTGAATTTCATGGAAAGAAAATCGGGTTAGTGCTCCAGAAAGTATTAACCACAAACAAAAAGACTGGCGCAGACAGCTACCAGATGGAAATACGCATCCCGTTTATTGCACAAACAGGTCAAACCCTTAAAGAAAAGGCAGAAGGCAAGCAACCAGAAACTATCGCCGACATGGTTGCCAGCCTCAAAGATAAAGACAATCGCTCTAAAAACGTAAGCCAGAATCATGCAGATGATTATGGTTACAGCCAGAACGATTACCCTGCTTTCTGATTACTGAAAATAAGGCTCCCATTATGCCAGCGCCTCTGTATGGTGCGGATGACCCGCGCAACTGCTCCGGTAGCTCCAAGGCGGAGGTGCTGGAGAATATCAAAAACAATTTCGACGCGTTTCTTGCTCTGACACCAGAAACAAAAGCAGAACGGATGTACCGACGCGATATACAACTCGCGCTAAAACAGGAGAAGGACCGAACAAACGAAACAGCAATGAGACCGTTGCGAAAAGCGACAATAGACAAATTCCCTGAATATATCGACCCGCGCCTGCGTAATTACCGCTCACGTTATGGTGCTATCAGTAATGACTGAGGAATTTACCATGAGAGGACTTGCATACAATCCCGGCATTCTTCCGGCAGAAATGATTATTCGCCAACGCGTAAAGCCAATGCCATCGAGAGAGGAATTGCTTAAGAGAAATTCTTTTCCGTCAGTGAATCAAAACAAATATCTGAATGCGATGTTGCGGAGTGGGAAGAAATGAAACAAATGTCACTAATTGAGATGGATGGATTCCTGAAAGGTAAATGCATCCCAAGCGATTTAAAGGTTAACGAAACAAACGCTGAATATCTGGTGCGTAAATTTGCTGAAGCGGAGGCCAAGTGCGCGGCGCTGGCGGCGGAGAGTGCGCTGGCTCGTAAGGCAGTTCAGGCATTCTGCGATGTTGTTGGCGACAACACCGAGGTTATCTGTGAGGCGGTTGGGAGAGATGGCGTTCTGGTTATTTTGGAGGCCATGAAGGCAACAGGAAATATGTCAGCCACCGACGCTTTCCTGGCTGAAATACGTGCGGAGGCACGCAACGAGGGGATTAACTACACCGCAAGCCGTCTTGCTGCTGCGTTCAATCACGGATTTATCAATAAGTCTTTGCGTGAAGTTTTCGACGTTACACGCATGATTTTGTCAGCGAAAGAAGAGTTGGCTAATGAACCGCATCCGATTGATGGCCTGTCCGGTGAATATGCGGAGAAATCCCTTGAAGAATGGGCGGAACAGATTCGCAAAGGAGGCAACCAGTGAGCAAGATTGACTATCAGGCACTGCGTGAGTTAGCAAAACAGGCAACACAGGGCGAATGGGTCGCATTTATTTCGTCTGGTACTGGTACGTATGCGGTGCATACGCCCGGTGATGAACGATGTGAAGACGTTATCAAATGGACCGGCTTTGATGGACAGAAAAACGCAGAGAACAACGCCCATTATATCGCAGCTTTCAACCCTGAAGTAGTGCAGGCATTACTGGATGAACTGGAAGCCAAAGACAAAGCATGGTCCGCTCAGGACAACCATATCAACCAGCTGGCTGAACGAATTGAATCGCTGGAGAAGAAGAATGGCGAGATGGGAAGATCGCTGGAAGCCGCAGAGAAGCGCATAGCAGAACTGGAAGCACGGGAAATAAAACCAGCCAAAGGCGAAGTTCTTGTCGTTGTATCTGGTTTTACTGGTTGCGGGAAAAGCGCCATTGCCGGGGAAATAGAAATTGCGATGAAAGCTATTGGTGTGCCGGTTCAGTGGACTAATGGCGATGCGGAAAAGCGCATGACAGGAGCTGACTGGCTGACAGCGATTGAGATGTACAAACCAACTGTGCGCATCGTGGAAGTTAATGTGTCACGCGCCGCAGGCATTCGCATCAAAGGAGAGTGATATGACCACTATTACCAAAGAGCGACTGCTGACAATCAGGCAGTGGCGCGAAACATACGGACCTGGTAGCAACGTTGTACTGCCAGCAGAAGAAGCGGAAGAACTGGCACGAATTGCTCTGGCATCGCTGACAGCAGAGCCGGTGGTTTACATGTGGGATAGCGAAAGAAAAGATATTGATGCCCCTGGGTATTATCGGACTGAGCATTTAGTGTTCGCTGAGAGTAGTGTTAAGCAATGGGGAGGGCGAGTTGTTCCGCTTTACACCGCCCAGCCAGTGCCGGTAACTCCGGATGGTTGGATAAGCTGTAGTGAGCGAATGCCGAACGACGCGCAGTGGTGCGTAGTGAACACAGAATACGGGTATTACGTGCAATGCAGGTCTGAAGGTCAAGGGTGGCTTGGTGATGATATCAGCATCCCTGAATGCGATGTAATCAATTGGATGCCGCTACCAGAACCGCCTCAGGAGGTTAACCGTGGCTAACCTGCAACTTGCCGTCAAAGGTGAATACTTCGCAGATAGTTTTCCCCAAATATGGGGAAAATCCCGAATGGCGCGGCTTACAGCAGGATAAAGGCTACATGATTTGACAAATCCGCCAGAGCTATCGCATACTGACCGCACTACAACGTCAGCGGTCAACCGCACCCGATAGCTTTGCGGCTTTTTTATGCCTGTTTACAGGTATCGCCATATCTATGGCGGGTCGAGAGAGCCTAATAGAACACCCTTTCGGGAAATAAGCTCCGCCGTCTGACGCGGTAGTTGAAGCCCGCCACCCCACTAAGGTGGCAGTCAATACTAAAACGTCAGGAGTCATGATTATGGCTATTCAACTCATCCCCGTATTCAACGGCACTATCGCCAACGAAACCACTCTTCTCGTTAATGCTCGCGATTTACATACTTTTCTTGGGGTAGGTAAACGCTTTGCATCGTGGATTACAGAACGCATTGCTGAATATGGTTTCGTTGAAAATCAGGACTATATTTTGGTTTCCCCAAATCGGGAAATCAAAGGTCGAGGAGGCGATCGCCGTAGCAAAGACTATCACCTCACCCTCGATACGGCCAAAGAAACTGCGATGGTCGAGCGCAACGAAAAAGGCCGCCAGATACGCCGATACTTCATCGAGTGCGAAAAGAAACTTCGCAGCATGCAACCAGCGCAGCAATTCACAGACGAGGAAATCATCCTCCTCTGCTACATGCAGGTACAGATGGAGAATGCACAGGACATCTGCAAACGCCTGTACCCGATAATGAAGGAACTTAACTCATCATACGCGAGTAAGCTGTATGACATTGCGTTTGAAACCTTCTATGCGGTGACGAAAAACAGAGATGTACTGCTCAGGGAGGCGACACGACTTGACCAGGCAAGCGCCGTTTTCGAACGGGCAAGACCAATGTTGAAAAGCCTTCGGGCGAGACAATTCGAATTTTAATCATCAAAGGAGCTTCGGCTCCTTTTTTGTTGGAGAAAAATCAACCACTACTCGTTCCCTTGCGAGTAATTGCGGAGACTTTGCGATGTACTTGACACTTCAGGAGTGGAACGCTCGCCAGCGACGCCCAAGAAGCCTTGAAACAGTTCGTCGATGGGTGCGCGAATGCAGGATATTCCCTCCTCCGGTTAAGGATGGAAGAGAGTATCTGTTCCACGAATCAGCGGTAAAGGTTGACTTAAATCGACCAGTAACAGGTAGCCTTTTGAAGAGGATCAGAAATGGGAAGAAGGCGAAGTCATGAGCGCCGGGATTTACCCCCTAACCTTTATATAAGAAACAATGGATATTACTGCTACAGGGACCCAAGGACGGGTAAAGAGTTTGGATTAGGCCGAGACAGGAGGATAGCAATCACTGAAGCAATACAGGCCAATATTGAGTTACTCTCAGACAGCGGACGCAAATCACTGATAGACAGAATTAAAGGCGGTGACGCAATCACTCTTCATGTGTGGCTTGACCGATATGAAAGAATCCTCACCGAAAGGGGGATCAGGCCGAAAACTCTACTCGACTACGCCAGCAAAATCAGGGCAATCCGAAGAAAATTGCCGGACAAACCGCTCACTGACATATCAACGAAAGATGTGGCAGCAATGCTAAACACCTACGTAGCGGAAGGTAAAGCAGCTTCCGCAAAATTAATCAGGTCAACCCTTGTTGACGTTTTTCGTGAAGCAATAGCCGAGGGGCATGTGGCAACGAATCCGGTAACAGCAACCCGTACAGCAAAGTCAGAAGTAAGGCGCTCAAGGCTGACAGCTAATGAGTATGTCGAGATTTACCATGCAGCCGAACCTCTCCCTATCTGGCTAAGGCTGGCGATGGATTTGGCCGTCGTTACAGGGCAGAGAGTCGGCGATTTGTGCAGAATGAAATGGTCAGACATAAACGACAACCATCTTCACATTGAACAGAGTAAAACAGGGGCTAAACTCGCCATTCCGCTAACGCTAACGATTGACGCGCTCAATATCTCATTGGCTGATACACTACAGAAATGCAGGGAGGCCAGCAGCAGTGAAACTATAATCGCATCAAAGCATCACGATCCGCTTTCCCCGAAAACAGTATCAAAGTATTTTACAAAGGCGAGAAATGCATCTGGACTCTCATTTGATGGAAACCCGCCAACATTCCATGAACTGCGTAGCCTGTCAGCGAGGCTATACCGGAACCAGATTGGCGATAAGTTTGCTCAACGTCTTCTCGGGCATAAATCAGATTCAATGGCGGCGCGGTATAGGGACAGCCGTGGACGGGAATGGGACAAAATTGAAATCGACAAATGA